TCGTAGGATCTTGTATGGCAACCGCTCTTTGATTTTGGTCTAAAATCTGGATAACAAATTCGTTGTAATTTCCTTCCAATATATCGATGAATGACATCTGAGGGGGAATAATACTAAAATAAGACCCAAAGGTTGCAGTTGCTGGAATCCCAAAAGAATATAGCAAACTATTTGGGATAGAGTATTTATTATTTATTAAACTACACGTTAAAGTAAAGCTGGCAACTGGTGATACTTGCGGAGTTGTTTGCGATAAGAAAGAAACAACTGATGTTTTACCATATGGGGCGCTGGCCGTAGTTGGTTGTGTCCAACTTGTGGTATTATTAGTTGTGATGGTTGCTTGTGCCGTATTTAATGGATAATATCCAGTGGCGAATCCCAAAACAGATTGAAAGTTATTGTTTAATATATAAAACATTGGGTAAATATATTGTGTTGTTATTGTTGGGATTGCCCAAGTTGCACCAGTTGGTAAAGTCCATCCATTTGCAGTTGCTAAGGTTGTATTTAGTCCAAAGGTATTTAGGCTCACCGCATAGTATGTTGGGTTTGTGGTAATTGTCAAAAAATACACATAAAACCCGTTACTTGTTTGTTTTAAATAATGTAGTCTTGAAACCATTATTGAGTGAATAAAATCATTCATGGCGGTTACATCATAAAACCCATCTGGAAAGGTTATTGTGTAAGTCTGGCCATCAAACCAAATATAATCGAATGTATTATTTTGATAAGCGGCGGTTATGTTGAATGTACTGTAATACATAGAAAAAGATGTAAGTGCCAACTTTTGCCCCTTCTTTAAAATTATAGATGTTGGAAATCTATAAGCAAGATTTGAGTTGTTGGTGTTTGGCAAAATGTTTGAACTGTTTAGAATTAAAGTCTTCATTTTAAAAAAAATATATTTTATTATATTATTATATATATATTAAGTTGTGATGAAAATAATAGAAATTGTTAAAAGCCCAAGGAAGGGAAAACGGTATAGGGCTATATTTGACGATAATAGTAAGATAGATTTCGGGCTTGATAATCCGCGATATGGCACATACTTAGATCATCATTCAAAGGAAAAACGGAAGGCATATTGGGCAAGACATTATGGTAGTGAATCGGAAAGAGAATTATTACGTTGGATTATTCCAAGTGCATCGACCCTGTCCGCTTTTCTCCTGTGGGGGACTACTACAGACTTAAAAAAAAATGTAGAAGAATTAAATGATATTTGGGCAAATCAAGAATTTAGGCATTATTAAGTTCTAAAAGATATTCATATGCTTTTGATTTGCTTATACGACTTTCAGATAAAAATTTGAGTATTAGGTTTCTCAATTCTCTTACAACTCCCGCATTATCATTACCCGCCAAAAATTCCCCGTGTAATAATTTAAATCTATCCATTTCCTGTTTTTCATTTTCCAATGAGTTCATTCTTGGCAAATTTAATTTATCAAATACTCCAGAGAATATAGCAAGTTTTTCAAACATTTGTTTTTCATCTTCTGGTACATGTTTATGTAAAGATTGCAACGACCGCTTATTTGTCAATAGTTCAAATAAATATTGTTGTAATTCACTGCTTATTTTTTTTGATGGGAAATTTGGATTAACTGCCAAACTCTTATATACGACTTGCAATATTCCCTTTTTAAGTTGTCTCATATTTATGGCAAACTTACCAAATGCAATATATCTGTTTTCTCGATCATCGTATTTTTCATAATCATCTTCAATACCGCTTGCAATTTTATGTGGTTTTGCTCTTGGTTCTTTTTTTGGCTTACTAATACTAATCGGCTCTAATTTTAATTCTTCATTGTAAATAGTATATGGGTCATCAGTTTTAAGCCCTCTTCCCAGTCTTATTGGTTTTAGCCCTGTTGTCTTTGGCTTAGTGGCTTTATGTTCTTTATGTTCTTTATGTTCTTTTTTAATACCAGCGCCCGCTTTTCTACCACTTATAATAATTGGGGTTCCAGTAGTTCTTATAAATGTAGCAACTTGTGTAGAGCCTATTTTTGGTATTCTACCTTTTGTAACCATATCTTTGAATAATTCATTACCATTAATCATATCACCAATTTGTTCTAAATCTTTAAAATTGAGTCTTGCTTTTACAAGTTCTCCAGTCAATGGTGAGTTTGTTGTAATTTCAACAATACCAAATGTTCTATTTTTACCGCCCTTTTGTTCGTGCACCACAATACCAAAACTAACACCCTCTAAATCAATTAATCGGATTCCGTGCGGTGATGGTTTTGATGGGACACTTAAAGCCTTTTTACCTGCGGCCAATGGGGGAGATACATAATCCAAAATAGCGGCAAGTTCGGATATTGTAGTTATTGGGACTCCGCTATCTAAAAAACTTGGGGGCATACCACCCGCTGGAACTGGTGCTGGAACTGGGACTGGTGGTGCTGGAGCTGGTGGTGCTGGAACTGGAACTGGTGCTGGCGGTGGTGGTGGTGGAGGTGGCGCCATTCTTCCAACCGCAATTGGTAAATCAACTTTTAATAATTGGTTTAATGTAGCAATTGTTCTTGGTGTTAAAGTCCCTAATTTTTTCTCTAATGTTTTTAACTTTTGGGCATTTGATGTTTTTTGGTCAGCAACAATTTTAATTACTCCTTGCATATTTGGCAAAGGCTTTAATAGATTTAATAGCATCTGCATAACTTTAAATCCTTCTACTGGATCAATTCCTCCTAAAAGTGCATCAATATCTGCAAATGCTGTGGCATCTGGCAATTCGGCAATTAATGTGGTTAATATTGGCGTTAATGCTGATGCTGGGGTTAGCCCACCCGTGGCAGTTAATTTTGCTTCTAAGTCTCTTATAAATTCGGACACTAAAATTAATTTTTGCAAGTCTCCTGTTGTTGTTATTAAATTATCTTGTGCATATGCAAGATTATTTGGCACTCCACTTGATGCGGTCAATACATCTAAATATTTATGTAGGTATTCAATAAAAAATGCTGGTGATGAATTCTTAACATCAAAACGACTATCAAAATCGGCCTTAATTTGTGGGTATGCTCTATTAAATGCAATACGACCGTCCAAATCCAAATTACTTGATATTTCGTGTGCTTCACTCGACTTAAATCCCAAATCCAACAAATTCTCAATTGCTTTTCCCGCTTGATATGTTCTATCCTCGGCCAGTTCAGTTGCTGTTTTTCTATCTGGAGCCACTGGCATTATTCCCTGCTTTATATCCGCTCGTTGTTTAGATATATTGGTCATATTATCTACGGCCGCCTTTCTGATAATTTGGTCTCGCAAAATTCTTTCATCAATTTTTAACTCTTTTGCCATCTTAAAAAAAATTTTAGTTTTAATATTATTATATATTTAACACAATAAAAAAATATCGAAAATAAAATATTAATCCTCACCATCATCTTCGATTTCAAAAAATTCCGTAAAGTTATGCCTGAATCTCTGTTTAGGATCGCCTTCTAAATCAATAAGCATAAATCCTGTTTTTTCCTTCGTGCAATAATTGTATATCTCTATCAATTTCTTTTTATCTATACCCAAAGAATATTCTTTTGCAATCATAACTAAATTTTTCATACTGGATACCTGCTTTATGATAAGATAAGTAAGGTTATTCCTGATCATCTTCGGCACGGCATAATAAGACTGTGAAATATAAACCATACTTGCATTTTTCTTTCTGGCTCTAATAAAATATTGTTCCATAGGCTTTTGGTTTCTCTCACCAACTAAATCATCCATGACAATAAGAGATTGTATATCTTTATCTAACTTATCAATCTCGGGCAAGTTCTCAACACCTTCTCGGACTTCTATTTCTTTAGTATCTTTAAATTTATCTTTAACCCAATTATAAATAGGCTCATCACTATTCTTTGTTATAATATATATTTTTTCAAATGTATCCGCCATAACTTTTATTAAATTCATTAACGTCTGAGTCTTACCACTTCCAGAACTTCCTACGATTATAGCTCGGAATGGTATAGAAATATGATGTATATCAAAATGTGGATTATGGTAATGTTTTATAAACTTCTTGGGCATATGCTCATACCAATTAACAAGTTCTCCCGTGGGTTTAGCCCCCGCTGTTTTTGCCCTTCTTGACATTTAAAATTTTATCTTTAAATATTTTTTCAAAAAGTATATTGTATTATATATAAATATATTTATTATTGAAAAAATAAAATAATGTCGGTTCAACCTCCACCAACAAATACGAATGGGGGATTTAATCAAGGCGACTGGACAGACCCAAATGCTCCAGTAAATCAGCAATATTTAGCCGAGAATTATTTGCAATTTCCAGCGGCACAAGGGGCGGAAACATTAGCGACTACAACAATAAGCGGAACATTGACCGCACAAGATAATGCAACTTTTAGTGATGTTACATTCTTTAATGGAGATTCTACATTTTCAGAAAGTGTTATCATTAATGCAAATACTGGAAAAACAAATACATGTTCTATTAATATACCCACTACAGTTACAAGCACTATAAGTTTAGGAGGCTCTGCCACGGCGACAACACAACCAAGCGGAAATAATACAACATCCGTAGCGACAACTGAATTTGTTCAAAATGCTGTGCAAGTGAGTGGGGTTCAAACAACGGATACGCCATTATTATGGAGTGGCAATAATACTTGGCAAACAAATATAGGAAATTCAGGATATACATTTCCATATGGATTAAATGCTGGTTGGAATGCTTCTGCGGGTAGTGGCGATTGTGATTTAATTGCTATTGGTGGAACTACTGGCAACCCTTTAACTGGTGGCCTTAATGTTTATTTAGCAACTGCGCCAACAACAATAACACCCGCAACTGTTCCAAAGTTTCAGGTAAATGCAAATAATGTAAATATACCTGCGGGCTCAACTTATAATATTAATGGTGTTAGTATTACGGCCAATAGTGCTCTGTTAAATGGAGGCACAAGTGGTGCGCCACAAATATTCACTGGTTATGATCAATTTGAAAATCAAACCACTTTTAATGGGGACAATACAACAGTTCAAAATACGGGCATTATTAAATTTACAAATGCAAATACTGGATCAATTGGCACATTATATCAAGATGCATCGGGCGGAAATGATATGACATTATGGTCAAGTAATACAACGGGAGGTTTGACGGTTAGAAATCCATCATATTCTTTTACTGTAAACCCTACATCAGGAAACGTAGCAACTTTTACTAATCCAGTTGCATCGGCTTATTCTATTACTGGTGGGAGTTTTATATCAAGCCAAACAACACTTAAACAAGACCCAAATTTTAATCCTCAAATTTTCTCATTACAAAATACATATGATGGAACTCAAGGTCCTCAATTTTATTTTCAGTTACAAAATACTACAAATACAGCTGTTATCAATCCTATGCAAATTACTAATACAGAAGTAGATATTAATGAAGATTTAAATGTGAAGGGGACTACATCAAGTAATCTTAGAGTATATTCTCCATCGAGTTCAACATTATATACTGGACTTAGAACTGATACTATTAATTCAGTTTTTAGTAATGGTAATTTTAACGGAACCTCTTATGGAACAACTTATTTTCAAAATTCTGATGGTAATGGGGCTCATAATGTAATGCAAATTAATAAAGATGGTGTTGGTGTTACTTATGGGGGATTGGGAGTTTTTGGAGGTAATTTGAACGTTAATAGTGGTAATAGTAGTTATTATTATGATTCATCCAATACATATAATTCATTAATACAACAAAATGGAGCAAATACTATAATGAGGAATAATACTGGTGGTAATATTTATTTACAGACTAATAATGGTGGAAATCCTTGTGATGTTTGTTCTTTTAGTACTGGCAATGGTTTAACCTTTTATGCGCCTACTAATAATACACAAACATCTTTTATTCAACAACAGACAACAAATTTTATTATTAGTAACCAAACTTCAGGAGGTGCTGTTTTTATTCAAACTACCCCAACTGGTAATACTGCATACTTTAATGCAACTGGTTTAACAGTATTAGCTGGTGGTGTAACAGTTCCTGCATTAGGTACATATCCTTTAGCTAATTCTAATCAAGTAGCTACGATTACTTATGTAAATCAAGCTTTAGCTACATTTGGTGCTCCAGTAGTAGCTTATTCGGTTTCACAATCTAATGTAACTACTTTTACCATAGCCAATGGATCAGGTACTACAGTTTATTCTTATATTAATGCTAATACTGCATATCAACCCGTTTGTACATTAAGTATAAATACATTAGGACAGAAAAAAATATATTGGCAAGCCACTGAAATATCATCAGGAAATAAATCATATACATTTCCATTTGAGATATCACAACCAAAAATAACAACTAATGGTAGTGTTAATAATGCACCTACTAAAATTGTTTTAGCCTATTTTGATATAACAAGTAAATATAATACATATAATTGGCAAAGTTCTTCTAATTGTATACAAAATTATACTTATTCTACTTCTGGTGGAGGAGCATTCTCACAAGCTACAAATTTCCAAACAGAAATTATGATAGGTGTTACAACACCATATACGTATTATTTAGTTTTATCATTAAATACATGGTCTGGTGGTGGAGGACAAGGAAGTAATTTTAATCAATCAAGTAATTATTATGTAACTGGTCAAACTATTGCTTGGTGGTAATTAATATTATATAAATAAATAAATTTTCAAAAAGTATATTATATAAAATATATAAACAATGTCATTAATAGTTGGTTTAAATTCTTCTGGCAATCAAATAAATAATAAAGTTATAGCCTCTAATGTTACGGGAGATGTTTATGATACATTTCCAGTTTCAAACACAGGCACATCAACGGGCAATTATAATCACTTAGGCATTGATGGCCAAAATAATAATAAATGGGATCTCTTAAATGTAAGTGGTGATTTAGATGGTGGGTTTAATTTATGGCATAGTTCGTCCACCCACGCACCATTATTAATAGCATCAGTAGATGATACGGGATTAACAATAGATAGGAGCACATCAGGAACGCCACCATTATTATCACCACCAATATTATCAATTCCAGATGGTTCTCATATTAATTTTAGTGCGGATTTAACACAACCTCCTTATAACATGGTTTATCAGGATTTATCTGCTAATCCAGTTTATATGACACAAACAAATAGTTTTTATACAACGGGTGAATTAGTATATGCATTTGTTACATCACCTACACAAGTTCAACTTTTTAAAAATGATCCAAACACAAATCCTATTCCACCAAATACAGTCCCAAGTGGATTTCCCACAACTAATACCACGGGGCTTGTTATCGGACAACCAGTTTTTGCTTTTAGTTTACCTCCACCAACCATAACAAAATCTTCAGTATTAACTGGCGATACTTTATCTTTTAATGCTACATCTTTTTCACCAACTGTTTTAAACCAAACAGGGCTAACAATTACCGATGATAATAATAATAGCAATACTGTTTCATATAATCAATCGGTTATTAGAAATAGTTCTAATGGTTCATCAACTTTATCATCTAATGCCATACAGATAAATAATGGTGTAGGGTCTTATACAACATTAGCCTCATCTGTTGCTTATTTTAATAATAATGGAGTAAATACAATTGCAATTGATAATTCACCTCAAATGGTGCTAAATGACACCTCTCAAACATCTCAGGCAATAATTGATTATTCACGAATAATATTCAGTGAAGTTAATGGCCTACAAGGCACACTATCGAGAAATGGTTTAACTATTAATGCACCAAATGGGGCTTATATGTCATTAACCCCAAGCCGTCTAAATTATTATAATGGGACTATAATAACAACTTCATTAAGAGGTGCAGAAAGTTATTTATCATTTAATGATGGCACAAATAACTCTCAATTAACCACAACGGATATATTATTTAATTCAGTAAGTCTAAAAAGTACAGTAAGTACAAATACTTCAAACATAGCAACCAATACCGCAAGCATAACAGCACTCCAACAAAATACAATTCAAGCCCCAATTATTCAACTTTGCTCACCTGCAGTATTTGGAACCTCTCCAAGTTTGCCCCCGCAAAAAATGTTTATATCATCAAATGCAAGTAATATAAGTAATATAGGGTATGGCGGTTGGTATTTTCGAAACTGGATTACTGGTGTAAATATTGGATGGAATGCGGCCTTTGCTTCGACCACTTCAACGGTAGGCGATTTATTACAATTAAGTTTTTCTTTCCTAACAACAAATACAACATCCTCTCCCCAACTTTCAGTATATACAAGCCCGCCAACTGGTGGAAACTTTTATAATTCTCGTAGATCATATGTGAACACTGGAACACCAACCGCAAACACGCCATACTTATATTATATTAATTTTAATGGATATACTGGAGTACCTTTTAAAAGTGGTCATACGCCCGTATTGATGACAAATACTGGAGTTTCTAATGTTGGCGCATTTGCTTCCACAGAAATATTATATTTTTGGTCGGTTGGTACAAATTCTATAGCGGCGGCCAATTCAGTAGAATTAATTATAAGTGGGATGACTTTTAAAATGAATCATAATAGCGATGGAATTGTTACTCAACCATATTTATTTTTAAATGGTGAGGTTATTAATGCCGCACCAGTTGTAGCACAAGGGGCGGGGACTTTAACTATTAACCCTTACCATTACGGATGCAGTTTTGGATGCACTGGCGATGTTACCGTATCCACTGGAAGTCTAAGGGCACAGGATGTATTATTTTATATTACACTCGTAAATGCAAAATCCACAGGTGCAGTTGGGATTACTTATATAGGCTCAGCAGGTAGTACAAGTTATATATTGCAACAATCTGGCACCCAAGTATCTTTAAGTTGGTCTGGTACATATTGGACAATACTTTAATAAATAAAAAAATATATATCTTTTAATATAACAATGCCTAAAGTTTTAGATCCACATTTATATGAAAGGGCAATAAATAAAGCCAATGAAATATATAAAAAGCCGTCAGCGTATAAAAGCGGGTTTATCGTAAAGACATACAAAGAACTTGGCGGAAGATATGGAGACGATAACGAAGAAAAGAATTTGAAGAGATGGTTTGAAGAAAAATGGCAAGATGTAGGCCATCAAGAATATCCAGTATATAGGCCAACTATTAGAATAAATAAAAATACACCTTTAACAATATATGAAATTGATAAAAAAGATTTGGCCAAGAAAATAAAATTAAAGCAGAAAATAAAAGGAGAAAAAAACTTACCACCATTTAAAAATAAGTGAATTAATTTAATGAATAAAAAAGATATCCTTTTTAATATAATCATTTTATTTTTTTTATGCCTGAAAAGGTATTATTTCACAACTGAAATTAATTGACAAAGAATAATGCCAGCAAAAAAAGGAAGTAAGAGTAAAACCCATAAGGGAGATTTAGATTACACAACAAAGCATGGAGATGAATATTTCCACGAGGGCGGACACCGTATTGAAAAGACATATAAGCCATATAATGCTCATAAAGGGTCAGTTAGTAAAACTCATTCTGGTTTGGATTATCAACATTACCATAAACACAATTTAAAAATCCCACTTGCTGGAGGTGGTGCTTTAAGAATAACAATATGCCACGACGATAGCGACAGTGATGAATATTATAGCGATATGGAAGGAGAAGGATTATGGGATACTATTAGAGGCGGATTTAGAACCGCATCGGATAAAGCAAAACTTGCCATTGACAAAGCAAATGATCTTGCACATAATACCGTAAATAGAATTAAAGATGTAGCCCACAAAGTTTATACTGGCGATACGGGTATGCCCCCAAATGTTCAACAAATTTTAAACCAATATGGAAATCAATTAATATCCAAAATTGATATTGTAAGAAATCCAGTAGGCAATGCTTTAGTTGGTGCTTTGAGTGTTGCATCTCGTGGAGAGTTTGGAAAGAATTTAAAGAATGCACCATATGATAAATTATTCCATTTAAAAATAGTTATTACTTTACAAGATGGCACAAGAATATCAATGGAGAAAGTAGAACGAGTTAATTTGGTTGTAAATCCTCAACCAGTAAAAGATGAGGAGGCCACGCCAACACCATTGAATGGGCAACAATTAACATTAGAACAATTATATGACAATGCTAAAAATGCTATGGGTGATAGATTTTATCCATATTCAGCACGCGATAATAACTGTCAGAATTTCATATTAAATGTATTACAAGCAAGCGGTGTAGGCAATCAACAAGATTATGAATTTGTTAAACAAGATACAAAATCATTATTTGGCGATGATACATTTTTGCGGAAGGCATCGAATACCATTACGGATATTGGCGCACGATTTAATGTATTACAACAAGGAGGCGCAATTGATGATGATTATTTACATACTGCAATTAATTTAATGCATAAACAAAAGAAGGATAAAAAAGGATTAGTTGCGACTAACACAATACCAATAACTGGAGGATATGTTGGAGGTAAATTGACATTTAAAGATTTTGCGCACGGATGGGCTAAGCACCATAAGATTACACATGGTGGAGCATTAAAAAGCAAGAAAGCAAAAGATGCTTATAAAACAATAAATGATCATCTATTAATGCACGGGGCTGGGTGGGATGATTTCGTAAATGGGGCTAAAACATTTTTTACGGGCGGATATAATGACCAAATTAATCAAGGCATTCAAGGTGCAGTCAATAAAGTTGTTTCTGGTATTGATGCTTTTGGAAATGAAATAAAAGGAACGGCTGACCAAATAAAACAAAAGATATTAAGCCAGTCCGAAGATATTATCTCAAAAATAAAGAGTGGGGTAACTAATGGAATCGGAGATTTTAAAAAACTTATAAGCAATGCCCAATTAAGTTGGGATGATAAAATGCGATTGGTAAAAGAATATGCAAATGCAATTAAAAACAAAGTTGTTGGTGGTGTTATGACTGGAGTAGATGCAATTAAAAAATATG